GAGTATCGTCGGCAGGGTCAGATGTGTTTAGGAGACAGTCTCCGGGGGGACTTTTTTGGGAGACAATCCACTTTCCCATAGGTCCCACTCGGTAATATTTTACAGGTTTTCTGTAAAGTGTTCATTAAGGCTACACTGGTTGGTATGTTTTTTTAACTAATTAGCTCCCAAAGCAACATAATCCACCTTTATTAGTCTCCTAGATTTGTAAGAAACCAAATCTCCTTTCGCATTTTTGGCATCCCTTCTAGTGTAGCCCTAATGAGCACTTTACGAAACTATACTCAAAGTCTATCAATAGTAACGGAAAGGAGGACTAATGATGGCTAAGACAAATTCGAAACTTACCGAAAGGAAGTCAAGACCAGCATTGACTCCTGAAGCGAGAGAGAACCAGATGATTGCTCTAGCAGTCGACCTAGCAGAACAACAACTCAGGGATGGTTCAGCGTCCTCGCAAGTTATTACTCACTATTTGAAACTAGCTTCGACTAAAGAACGAATAGAGAAAGAAATTCTCATGAAGCAGAAAGAGCTTATCACAGCGAAAACAGAGTCTCTTAAATCTGCTAAGAAAGTTGAAGAGCTTTATGCTAGCGCGCTGGATGCTATGCGTGAATACGGTGGAGGTGGTCACTAGTGACTATCAGACGATATTCCGAGCTCATCAAACTACCGACTTTCGAAGAGCGTTTTCGATACCTCAAACTTAATGGTGTCGTAGCTCACTCCACATTCGGAGGAAATCGGTACCTTAACCAAGAGTTCTATAAATCTGCCAACTGGCTTGAAGTCAGAGACTACGTTATTGTTCGCGATAACGGATTCGACTTAGGTGTAGAGTTCGACGATTACCGGATTCCCGGAACTATAATCGTACACCACATGAACCCAATCACGATTGATGACATAATCAACCAGACAGAATTTTTATTGAACCCAGACTACCTCATTTCCGTAAGTCTGAGAACCCACAATGGGATTCACTACGGAGACGAGAGTATTCTAAAACCAGCGTTCGTTGAGCGCAAACCATGGGACACATGTCCATGGAAACAACAAGGAGGAATGTAAATGGCAACAGTTTATGAAATGAATGCAAGTGCTGAGTACTTAGCAGACAATGGTATCGGAGCTGACCACGATGGTTACTTCGGTTCTCAATGCGTAGACTTAATCAACTACTTACTATACAAACACTTCGGTGTTGAACTAGGCGGTAATGCTATCGACCTATTAGATGCAGCTGCAAACGCTGGACTAAACGTAGTGTACGACGCTCCAGGACTTGCGCCACAAGCGGGAGCATTTTTCGTAATGGAAACTTACGCACACCCTTATGGTCACACTGGTTACGTATACCAAGATTCAGACGGGTACACTATGAAGACTGTCGAACAAAACGTTGACGGTAATGCCGATTCACTAGAAAACGGTGGACCTGCTCGTTACTGCACTCGTAACTTCCAAGAGTCTTGGGGTAAAGTCATTGGATGGTTCTATCCAAACTACGACGAGTCTACTCAAAATACACAAGTGCAAGAACAAGTGTCAGCACCTGCTGAAGGTAAACTTAAAGACGAAGACGGAACTATGTCTGTTACAGTATCTGCTGTAAACGTACGTACAGCTCCATCAACATCAGCTGAAGTAGTTGCAGTGTATGACGAAGGAGAAGAATTCCGCTATGACTCAGTATATTCTGCTGAAGGATACATCTGGGTATCATACATTGGGCAATCAGGTGAGCGTCGCTACGTAGCTGCCGGAGTTGCAAACTCTAGCGGTAACGCAAACGTGGAACCTTACGGAACTTTCTACTAGGATGTGATCGAGGATGGTAAATCAAAATACAAATAGCATTCTAGACTCAACCAAGAAACTATTAAGTATTCCGTTGGAGAGTGATTACTTTGACCACGACGTTCTAACGTACATCAACTCAGCATTCTCCACACTGAAACAACTCGGTGCTAAGATTCCATCCGATTTCTACGTATCAGATTCGACTTCTACTTGGGATGATATTGGGGGTAATCCTGACGTCATCCCTCACATTAGAAGTTATGTATACTTGAAAGTTAGGATGATATTCGACCCACCAACTGGTGGAGTTAAAGAAGCCTATGATAACCAAATCAAGGAACTCGAGTGGCGTATCAATTCCGAAGATGATATTCACAGTAAAGGTGAGAACCCTATATCTGGACCTAAACTTGTCGAAGGACCTCCAGGCCCTATGGGACCTCCCGGACCTGCTGGCGAACGGGGGCCTATGGGACCTCCAGGACCAAAAGGTGAAAGAGGTGCTAACGGACTTGACGGTCAACCAGGACAACCTGGACTTACTGGCCCCCAAGGACTGCAAGGTATCCCCGGAGAACGAGGACCTAAAGGAGAAGACGGATTAGCAGGACCAATTGGGCCTCAGGGTATCCAAGGCGAACGCGGACCGAAAGGTGAAGATGGATTACCTGGTGCTACTGGACCTCAAGGTTTACAAGGACCTCCAGGGCCACAGGGATTACAAGGACCTCCAGGACCGAAAGGTGATAATGGAGAGATGGGACCGACCGGACCTATGGGTATTCAAGGACCTCCAGGACCAGCCGGAGAAAACGGACAAACTGGACCTATGGGACCACAGGGATTACAAGGTGTTCCCGGTGAACGTGGACCTAAAGGAGAAGACGGACAGCCTGGACAAAAAGGTGACGTCGGACCAACGGGACCTCCAGGACCTAAAGGTGACCGAGGCGAAACTGGTGAACGTGGACCTGCCGGATCTGATGGATTAGACGGTACAACTGGACCACAAGGACCTATGGGACCTCCAGGGCCTAAAGGAGCTGACGGTGTCGGTATTCCCCAGACACTATCTCTCAGCGGTAACACACTAACGCTATCTCATGGTGGCGGAACAGTTACTTTACCAGCTTCAGGTCAAAATGGGCCAGCTACTCCAACTACTTCGTCTAGTGAACTTACTGGTACTGGCATGCCGAATGGTAAAGTTGAAGGTAAACTAGGTCAAACCTATGTTGACACGGCTAAGACAAATGGCGCGTTGAAATGGATTAAACGCACACCTTCTGGTAACCAAGGCTGGGCGGTATTAGATGGAGATACGGGTTGGAAGAACCTAAACATACTATCTAAACTAGGCAATTCTTATTTACAAGTCCGAAGAGTTAATAATACAGTAACTTATCAATTCGGCGGATTACAATGGGGTTGGTTCGGTATTGTAAGACGTGGTAATCCTGCGTTTATTGGACATCCAGGGAACCGTGAAAAGAAATGTTTCCTTATAGCAAACGGTGGTATACCTATGGGATATAGGTCTGCTAGTTCGATGATTGGTCAGATTTTCAACGATGACGGTGTTCCATACGGAACGTGGTATGTAGGTGGCGTTACTGATGCAAATCACATACGCTTCCAATTCTTAGACCCTGTTCCTACAGATAGAGATATTGGCGACATCAGGGTTTCTAAAATATCTTACATTACTGATGATCCTTGGCCAACAAATTAAGGAGGTGACGATGTTAAATGAACAGTAATGAATTAAAACACTATGGTATCCTTGGAATGAAATGGGGACGTCGTAAAGGCAAATCTGTCGTTTCGTCACCAGGGGGTAAACATCATGATTATTTGGAGGCTCATACTAAAGAGTCTTACAAATCTATGAGCACTAAAAAGCTCAAACAAATTAATGAGCGACTACAAGCTGAGAAGACTTACAAAGAACTTACTTCTAAACAGAAGAAGAAAGGTAAGAACTGGATTACCAACACACTTAAGAATGTGGGTAGCCAACAGTTAGGTAACGCACTTAACAAGTATGTTGTTCCAGCAGCATTCTCATTTGTAGCGTCTGCCGCAGCAGCTTATGCAACTCGTGGTAGAGGACCAGTCAATGGACCAGCTCCTATAAAGAAAGCTCGTAGAGTATACGATGCTGTTTCTACAGCTAAGACTTTACGTCTAGGAAATTCTAATACAATTTATCTATAAAAGGTGGTAACAATACATGGTATTATCAAACACTGCTGTTCCAAAGTATTACGGGCAGTTTAGAGAGGCGGTTATGCGTGGCGATATCGCCGTTAACGAATTTATTTCGTTAGAGATGAACCGTATCGATGCTAACATAGCAAACCCCGGTATTTATTACGATGACGAAGCAGTTGAGGGTTTTATTAAGTATTGCGAAAATGAGTCGACCTTAACCGACGGTCGTGATTTGACCCTACTGGATTCGTTCAAACTTTGGGCGGAACAACTTTACGGTTGGTATTATTTCGAAGAACGAAGCGTATACGAACCAAATCCTGATGGTCATGGTGGTAAGTATGTCACCAAATCTTTCAAGCGAAGATTAATCAACCGTCAGTTTATTATTCTAGCTCGTGGTGGGGCCAAGTCAATGTATGCCTCATTTGTACAGAGCTATCACTTAAACGTCGACACATCTACCACATTACAAGTAGCGACAGCTCCTACAATGCGTCAAGCTGAGGAGGTATTATCTCCGATTCGTACAGCTATCACTAGAGCGAAAGGACCTCTGTTCAAATTCTTAACAGAAGGTTCGTTACAGAACACCACTGGGTCCAGAGCTAACCGTGTTAAGTTAGCATCAACTAAAAAAGGGATAGAGAACTTCTTAACTGGCTCAATGGTTGAGATTCGTCCGATGACCGTAGACAAACTACAAGGTCTTCGTAACAAGATTACGACAATCGACGAATGGCTCTCTGGTGATATTCGAGAAGACGTGTTCGGAGCTATCGAGCAAGGGGCGTCTAAGATTCCCGACTACGTAATCGTAGCGATTAGTTCAGAAGGTACTGTTCGTAATGGTATCGGAGACTCGATCAAAATGGAATTACTAGACATCTTGCGTGGTGACTATGTTCAACCACACACATCTATCTGGTATTACAGACTGGATGATATCAACGAGGTGGCACACCCTGAGATGTGGGTGAAAGCTAACCCGAATATTGGTAAGACAGTATCTTACGAAACCTACCACTTAGAAGTGGAGCGTATGGAGAAAGTTCCATCAAGTCGTAATGATATTCTTGCTAAACGTTTTGGTATCCCAATGGAAGGATACACATATTACTTCACTTATGAAGAAACTATTCCGCATAGACCTAGAGACTACTGGCAAATGCCGTGCTCTATGGGAGTAGACTTATCTCAAGGGGATGACTTCTGTTCATTCACTTTCTTATTTCCACTAAGTAACGGTGGGTTTGGAG